CATCGCCTCCTGGCGTAGTGGCACCCGACGATGTGTCACCCGACGTAGTGGCAGAGTCATTAGACTCGGTGGGTACTTGAGCGCCATCTGGATCAGACTGCTCTATATCAGACTGAGTTGGTTCCTCAGGAGTATCTGTATTTTCAAGTATGGCCCCACATCCATTAGGTAAATCAGGTAGTTTAGGGAACTCTGGTATGTGTGGGATGAGGTCGACGTTCAACTCTATCTCATCAGGTATAGCCGGTAGTGTATTGAGAGTCATAACTCCGCTTAGGGAGAATACAGCACCCGCGCCCTGGAATATGCTGGGCCCCGCAGTTATGTGATTGTGAGTTATGCCCTGGAAGGCACTCTTCAGTGCATAGGAGTTCATACCTTCAGGACTGAAGGTCATACCTGATAGCCCGCCTCCTGGTACCGATGAGTATATATTAACGCGGCCCACTGGTATCTCAGCTGGCTCCTCTTTATCGTCTGCAGCCTCCGATCCTACAGGTGATGCGGCTGCTATTAGATCTACGTTAGTGGCTCTTGCTACCATCTCACCGTAGCTATAGAGCCTCATTTCGTTTAATGATGTGCTAGTGTGTGTAGTAGCATAACTCTTGTAATCAGCAGAGACCCGCTCCATCTCGCCTAGGGCCGTAGCCTTATCTACTTGGGTTACTGTCTCACTTCTATTTGATAGGCGTAGTCTATTACCTGATCGCTGTAAGTCGTCCCCCTCTATAATTCGAGTACTATCCTTACCTATTGCGTAATGGTGGTCGCTAATGTGATTAATGGAGTTCCCGGACTGCACTACATAGTTATCGGTGACGGACTGCATAAAGGGGGCCCGTTGCGTGATATTGGTATCACTCACAAACTGTATGTTATTGGCTACCTGCGTGAGTCTATTGGCAGGGGCAATATTGACATTGCCCTGACTTATATCAGCTAGCTCTGCTTTATCACTAAGGAGTGAGCTCTCCTTGAGCTTACGGATTCCATCTAGTGATTGCTCAGTATTACCATTAACTGCCGTACCTACAGCATTAATATTCTGTTCTGTATTAGGCGCTATGCCCTCCCGCAGAACCTGGTTGGCCTGTAGGTTCATGTCTCTTAATTCTAATAGCCCCTCTACCGCCCGCACGGGCTCCACTATAATCTGAGAGCTGATGCGACGAGGTTCGAACGGAGTGGTAGATGCCGCTGCCTGCCCTAGTGTCTCTGTTGCTTGTTGGTATGCTGTGTTCTTGGATGTCTCATTGAGATCATTGAGCGCGGGCCCCAGCGTAGGAGTGTTGCGGCCCGCCCCTAGATCTCCCTTCACTAGTTGATCTTCTATTTTACTCATAGGTCTAGATCCTGTATGGCTCCTCGTTGATTATCTATTTCAGATATGGCTGCTAGGTTATTACCCATTATTACCCAGTGATCTAGCGTAGACCGCCGCAAATACTGCGAGGCGGTATATAGTAGATTACGTACCCGTCCTAGACGTGTTCTCTCTGCATCATCAGCGAGAACGTATATCTCTACATCGGGTCGAGGAGAATTATAAGCATGTATATAAGCTAGGTTGGTCATGTGTGCTGCCATAGTCACCAGGTGCGTATTGAGGCCCCCTGGATACGGTAATGAGGTTATGATACTGCTGCTTACCTGCCGTAGTAGGCCGGGCTCTGTAGGTATCAACCACTCTCGTAGCTCATCTGGTGGGTCCTGGCTTAGATCTTCATAGAGATTAAATAACGCTGGGTCTATCTGTCCGTGCCATAGATCCCATAGTAGATCCGGCCCGCCCGGCACTACCCAGTAGCGTTCTAGATAGGTAGCCTCTATATTCTGTATGGCGTTCAGGAAGCCAGCTACGCGAGTTATACCAGTGGGTTGGGATAGAAATGCCTTGAAGAAGCGGTGGCTATCTAGTGATCCCTCTGCTCCTAGCGTTGCGTAATACTCCTTCCAGTTGGGCTGCATGCTCCATAGAGTACGAGTAGCCTCGTAGACTAGACGACAAGGGCTGGCATAGTGCATTCTATAGCCCCCCAGTAGTAGGTAATAGCCTATACTACTAGCAGAGGTCCCCCATACTCGCCTATCAGTTAGTAGTAGTGTCTCACTATAGTCATTGGGTGGTAGCCAATTAGGCCTCTCCGCTATACGTCTGTATCTATCTGCGTGCTGCGTAATGACCGTGTAGTCCAGATTACTCGATGTAGGTAGTGATAATAACAGTATGAGCTGCCCCTCTAGAGAGCGCGTTATATCTCTCCACGTAGGACGGGTACGAGGGAGGGGTACGTTACGCATGATACTGGCTAGTCTTTCGTGAGAGCCCGCTATCAGAATAGATAGATTATTAATAGCCGCTTCATCTATGCGTGTTACAGCATCTGTATTAGCCCCGGGTAATTGAGGTACGGCCTCTAGGTTAATTAGCACGATATATTACTCCTACTATGCTTTGCACTGACTCCTCCGAGTAGCCGAACCAGCGCGCTAGTTGAGCTGCCACTAGCGGTTTATTAGCCGAGTTAGCTAGCATCATAAAGTTGTTAATTAGTGGTGTATCAGGCATTCGCTTTCTTATTAACACCTCGAGACCCTCGGCGTTTACGTTGGGCCTCTCTCTACTATCAGCTCGCATCTGTATGGTCTGCGGCAGTCTTACACCTATAGTAGCTGCATTCAGTGCCAGTACCTGGCCCGGCATCATACGACGGGGGCTACTAACTAACTCTATACCACTCAGTAGCCATACAGCATCTAACCAACAAGGCCTGGGTAGTATTACTGTTAGTGCGTAGCCCGCGCGCGCATCACGAGTATCCGCATCGTACGTATATTGTGTTAGTAGCCTGAATTGATTTACGTGAGTGCTAATACCGCCCGCGCGGGCTATAGCCCTCTCTAGTTCATCCCCATCTTTACTGGTAGTTCTCATAAGTCTATATTAATCCCTTTAATACACTAAGGCGTGGGTCTACCGCATTCAGGCCCCCACCTATACCAGATCTTACTCTCCACTCAAAGTGAAGATGAGGGCCAGTGCTATGACCAGTACTGCCCATCTCACCTATTACTTGTCCTTGCTGCACTATATCTGCCAGTTTAACAGCAAACTTGCTCATATGTGCGTACCAACTCTGATTGCCCCCTACGTGTTCTAGTTTAACTATATTACCAAATCCATTATTCTCGAATCCGACTGATATCACCTTGCCTGCCATAGTGGCTAATATAGGTGTGCCTATTGGAGCCCCTATATCTATACCGTTGTGCATCCTACCCCAACGCCAGCCAAACCCACTAGTCAGAGATCCCTCAGCGGGTACTATGCCACCCCCAGAGCCTGACCTACCGGGTATTACCTGCCCTGCCAATGCGCTCGCCTCATTGAACTGAAAGCCGGGGGCTCCTGCTCCATAGGATAGAGTATTATTAGTCATAGCTCTATTAACCTGAGGTACAGAACCTGTGTGGGTAATAGCATCGCGTTGGTTATAGGGCCACTTGAACTCTCCTGTACGCTTGAATATAGCATTAACAAATCCATCTATACCCTCTACTAATGCCTGCGCCAACTGTTGAGTAGAATAAGCACTATCGCCCGGTATAGTGGGGGCATTACTCCCACCACCACCACTCAAAGTAGATGGTGCCGGACCCTGTCCTCGCCTATAGGCTAGATACTGTTTATATAAAGTATCTAGCGTATTTTCTCCACCTCGTGCTTCAGAGGCCCCCGGTAGACTAGTCCATTGTTTCCGTAGCTTGGTATAGTAGCTTAGTATGTTACCACTCATGACCTCCTCTACCGTAGTACCAGTCTCATCGAGTATTAAATATAATATGGCTAGATCCTGGTTCAGAGGGCTGAAGTCAGATAGCATTCCCCCAGTCTCTTTATTAATACCATCCCATGTCACATCTAAAATTTGGTATCTACCTGCAGCCGTGGTGTAGTTCCCCCCACCCCCTATTGAGAATCTCTGGCGTGGGTGATCCTCGTAACTACTGAATTTAGATCCACCGTATAGTGTATTGTAATCGGCCCCCTCAAATTGTCTATCACTGATTACATCCAGGAGGGCCCTAAACTCAGGTCTATTCAGTAGAGGTTCTAGATTCTCTCTATTCCACATTATCTTGCGCCCCTCCCTTCAGGGATTGTAAAACAGCACGGGCCTTCCCTTCGAAATAGGCATTTTGTGCTGCTGTATCATTTCCTCTCATTAAGGCCTCTACCTGCGTATTCAATACTCCTACCTCAACTAGCGGTACCCCTCTATTGGGTCCGTATAAGCCGTTGCGGTGATTTCTGGTGAAGGCGCCGAATGTTTGAGCTAGTCTATCCTCGGATGGTAGTATTTCCTTACGGCTAGGTATGACGCCAGTGGAACCCGTATACTCTCCTGCCGTACCTGCGTCAAAGTGTATCTCTAGAACACCCGCGCCATCGGTCTTCTCCTGCGCGGCTCTATCTAGCACTGATTGCCAGGAGGTACCTATTGGTGGTAAGAATATAGATAATTGGAGACCGTAAGAGGGGGCTAGTCTCTCCATTATCTTGACGACCTGTTCATTCATCCAACTCTCTACTGACTGACCTGGGGCCTGGGGTAGAGGTATGCCAGCAGCTCCACAAGTACCTGATTTACCATCGCGGTGGCCGGCTGTTATGAACCAGCGAGTAGGCTCCTTATTAGTGGCACTCTGCCAATCCTTATTATTATTACGGCTTTCATTATATGTATCAGATACCTCAGACCCCCTCTGTGTAGGTATGTCTTGTGATTTATCCTCAACGCGCGCTATACCCTCAGCCTGTCGTTGTAGATTCTGACGGCTAGCCTCTAGATAGGCCTGACATAACCGCCTCTCCTCTTGTATACGATAGGAAACTGTTATAGCAGTAGTCGTAGATACAGGCTCCTCCCCCTGCCCCTCTACCATAGGTGTTATGCCGCTAGGCAGTGACTCCGTGGTAGCCGATGAAGGCCTGATACCCTGCATCATCTCTAGTCCATCCGCTCGGGCGCAGTGCCGTGCTGATAGCTGTAGGAGGTGATTGACACTGCTGCGGCGGTCGCCGTTAGCTACCAGGTAGATGTTACTATCACTGAATAGTATATTCTCTCCGCTCGTATATAGAGAGCGGGTGCCTGCGTCATTGCGTATTTCTATAACGCCGGGGCGGGGCTGTCTATCATAGGCCTCTGCTAGTGAGCCATAATCAGGACTATCATATGCCGTATCCAGTGAATTGATACCTGTTACGTGGAAGAAGGCATTGGGCTGTGTTATGCGATTAGGATGCCCCAGTGGTTGATTGAATGTCTGACCCTCGGGGCCGCGCTGATTAGGCTCCTGTAAATCACCATCTACGTATAGCTTATCGTAGTTACCCTCTGAGGTATATCCGCCTAGGATGAAGGCATCCTCCATCTTCCCATCATTGAAGCCCACTATGACTGGCTGTCCTATCTCGAGTGGATTATAGACGCCTAGCCCATTATGACCAAAGGGGCCGCTCATCCTAACGTTATCCAGGATCATACCTTTCAATAGGCGCACCGAGCAGAAATTACCTAGGCGGCCCTCCCTACTGATACTATGGACTATCCCACGCTGTGTGCCCCACTGGCTCTTACTGTACTTATAGGAATGGGGCTCAGAGTATAGGCCACCATTGTTATTAGCAAACATTAATCAGCGCTTCCTTGAATAGTAGTAGTGTAATCTCTGTGTGTTAGCTTATGACGAATCGAGCGTACCTTGTACTTCGGTAGTACCGCATTAGCTAGATTATCGCCTACATCGCTGGCTATGCGGCCACTATTAGTATCAGCATAGTCCTCATCAGTGGCATTGACGTGGGCACCCACGTACCGTGTTAGTATCTCACTGCCATCAGGAAAGGGTATGGCCCGCGCCGAGGAACTACTTGCTGTGTGTTCTCGCATGCGCGCTGATTGTTCACTCAACTTCCTCTTAGTAGCGTGCATAGCGCTCTCCTCTGCTATAGAATCGTATGTTGATATAATCTGCCTATCGTGTATCAATGTATTATACACCTGAAACATCTCATTCGGATACCAGGTGGGGTCCCCTACTATCGTGATTTGTATCGTGCTAATATCTCTACTGGTACGGCGGGCCATGCCTAAACCAACTAATAAAGCCCCTGTCTCTTTACTGATGCCTGCGTCAGTATAGGCGCTCAGGTTCTTATCCTCAACGACAGTGGCTCTACATGCAATAGGAGGCTTTCTATCAGCGTACTTATAGGGCGTGGCCTGTAATGTAACCTCAATGGCATCATTGAATGAATCAGATGCGCCATTACCTCCATCATCAGTCACTATAAAGCGGTTAGTTGTGGCTATACTACTACTTACTACCCGCATGGAGAGTATGCGCTGTCTCTCATCAGGACATATGTTAAGACCCGCTGGTAGGCTGCGGAAGAAATAGGTCCTATATAGCCTATTGGGATCTTGGAAGCCACTAGTATCGCCGCTATTAGGCGCTATTATAAAATCACCATTGATATGGCTGAATGAGGCGTCTACTACGCGCTCCTCCTTGAGTAGAAACGCTGCTTGTATTATATCAGCGGGGCTCTCATTAATGAAGTTGAATACCCCGCGGTTCTGTCCCTGTTCGATAGGCGGGCGCTGTAACCATATATGGGTGCGGGGATTACCTCCTGGGCTCATAGGCGTGAACATAGCAGCCCGTGTCCAACGCGGCGCATCTACTAGCTCTTCGCCTGGCGTAAGATTATTCATGTCCTGTATAATCTTAACCTCAGAATTACTTGCATTTCCGGCTATTAGTTTATTAGCGAATAAGTATTCTATCTTACCATCTGCTCCTATGTCGTAGCCGCGTACAGTCATACCCTCCTTGAACTCCTTCCAGCATCTGGCTACCTGCGAGCCGCTCTCTGTTTCAATAGGGGAGTAACCTACCGCAAAGTTCAGTATCTTACGCAGTATGAGGGCTCTATCGCCCTTCTGTTCTGGTGTGGGGGCATTGAATAAGGTATCTGGGTTAGATAGAACACGTGTGTTATGTAGTAGCCTCATACGATCTTGACACGATAGCACTACCTGCACACCTGTATTAGCATCAGCCGTTACCTCTACCTTCTCAATGAAGCCCCAGAATACAGGGAATAGAGTAGCGCCCTCCTTCGGTTTCATATTTGTATCTGGTATAGGAAATGGTATATCAGATAGATTATTGATATCCAGTACCTGTTTATCTGACCCCACCATCCCCATGTAAATTCGTATCTCATCCTCCTCGCTGAGGTAGGGGTAGCGCCCGCCCCTGTACTTACTAACATCAGGTAACGCTGGTAGTAATCCTGGTGCATCTGGTACGGTTAGCGTTACGCGAGCTCTATTTATATTCCAGTTATCGGCGTTGATTATAACATCTACGGCGCGTACAGTCCAGCGACTCTTGTTTATATCAGTAGCGCATATCTGAGTGCCAAATAATATAGGTTGTTTTTCATCAACAGCTGTGGCCAGCGTTATTACTGCAGCAGGTGTCTTAGGGCGCATAATTAATAAAAAAGGGACTCAGGAAATCCTGAGTCCCATAAGCGGAGAGAATGTGGGATTATTGTGTAATACTATTCCCAAACGATGAAGAAGAGCTTCCCACAGATAGAGGACGAGTTGTGTTTTTGAACTGCTGAACAGATTCAGCAATATACCGAATACCTTCAGCTACACCCTCCCAACGTTGTGCAGGTACGCGACGACCAGGCATGAAGCCGACGCTGTAATTATCTACCTTGCATCTAGTTATTTCATATCTGAACTTCGCCCTACGATTACGACTAGCAGCACTATTAGTGGGGAACTCTATGCCGCTCTGATTATCGCCATTAGAAGCGATATTCCAGGAGTCGAGGGATCCTAATCTACGGCTATCTGCTCCACTACGAGTTAGATTATTGGTGAGACCACCATTAGTTACTAACTCAGACGCATTAGCATCGAAGGTAATCTGGAACCGGGGGCTCCGACCTAGTACTTGATCACGACCAATTTCATTAGTGCCGAACGTGCGGCCCATAAATTCACCATCAACTAAACCTTGTTCTAGTACCCACGCGATGTTATATTCCCCGTCTAGATAGACAGGTACGCGCTGGCCTAATTCTAAATAGGTCTCAGTCGAATTTCTAATACTGAGCGTCAGGGACTGGAACTTACCGAACCAGGCAACCTGTCCGCTACTAGTGTCATTAACCCAGACCTCGAAGTCAAACCCACTAAAGGGATCGAGACCAAAGTTATTGACAGCAGGAGTGAGGAAAAGAGCATCTTTAGATGACATTATATTACTCGCCTAAGGGACTGGTTTCTGTGTCGCGGCTAATCGTCACGTAGATATAATCCGCGCTATAGAGGGGCTGGAATTGTAAACTAACGTATAGTTCGCGGCTAAAGTAAGACGCTGTGCTATTATTGCTGCTATCGATGATGGCAGGTCGGAAGCTAACAATGCTGCCATTCCGCTTGAGCTCGCCCATAAAGGCATTAAGAGCAGCGGCCATCTGATTACGGACTAAACGACTATTAGGCATAGCCACATAATTCCGTAGGATAGCGTGCGCCCCCTGCCTAACAACGTCGTGAGCCCGGCGTAAGTATATACGCTCCCATGCAGGATCAGTAGATAGTGTAACACCACTAGCAAAGCGGTAGGTACGGTCAACTGAATCCAGACTCAGTACCTCTAACCGCGCAGCTGAATAGATGTCCTGATTGCTGCGGCTGGTATAGTTATCAGTATCACACTCTATGATGTTAAGGAGAGACCCTACAAGAGACCGCGCTGCAGGACTGACATAAAAGTCAATAGAGGCTAACTTACCTGCGTAAACAGCAGCACCAGGCACGCCATAGCGACTACTATTAGGTTGGCCAGCGTACGTAAACCAGCCTGCTACCATAACCGCACGGGTGGAGTTGAATCCACGTGTAACACTGGCAGACAGAGTAGGGGTAGTGCGCGGAGGAGCAGCTAATACTGCTATACGAAGACCATCACTATCACGAGCACGTTCGGCTTCAGTAATAAGAGCCTGCTGAACACCTACGTTAGTAGTGCCCACTAAGAGAATATGCACAGGTTGGTTCTCTAGGGTATGGATGATGCTAACATAGTCATCATTAGTTACAGGAGGCCCATCGTATCCATTCTCTAGTGTTACATCCGTCAACACATTAGGACCATAAAAGTCCACGTGGGTAGGGTTCTCAACATCAGTCTCACTCTCGTCAGGCGGGGCTAGTCTCAGCGGTGACTGACGTACTAAAGTAGCGTCGTAATTAATAGAGTCGATGGACTTAGGTAAGAAGAAACCTCGGATAAACTTCGAATCTAGGAGTGCATTTAATTCACCTGATTCGTTTGTATCCTCTAAGTTAACAGTGTAAACTTCATCAGCGAGAGGCGGGTTGAAGGCACTACCATTTAGGTCTTGTACAGTAAGGCGAAACTCGCTATTACTCACAGGATAGATACTAACCGTAACTTGATTACCCCAGCTACCCTCGCTGGCTGCCTGGAGACGCAGGAGAGGGGTACCATTGAAGGTATAGAAATCACGGAATGCGCTACGAGGACCATCCAATCCGCCCTGGAATGAAGTGAAATGAGTAGAGGGATTCAGAGTAGTAGTGACTAATGCAGGGCTAGTGGTAAATCCTCTATTAGTGGTGTTATCAGTTGCCTCTACGTAGAACGAGAAGCGATTGCTGATAGAACCAGTGAGGGAGGGCTCTAATTGAATGACTACTCCGTTGTCCTGAGAGTTACGAGTAATTTCACCAAAGGGCTCCACACCTGTAGAGGCATTGATCAGACTAGTGACAATCTGGTTAGGTAGGTTGCCACTGGAGATGGGTACAGAGACTACATACTTGTTAACTCTAATACTCCAGCTATTACCCTCTACTATATTGAGGGCTGCACCGGCTACAGTGCCGAAACGAACTCTGATGTTATTACTAGTTAGTGGGATGAGAATGTTACTAGAACTACCTACACCAGCAGCGATATTAACACTAATATTCGTAGTGACAGCTGCCCAGTTAAGTGGATTCTGACCCAGTGGTACAAATTGCCATTTAATAGTAGCTACACCAGCATCGACATCATCAACACGAAGGAAATATCGGCCACTGGTAGAACCAGTATACGGGCCCTCTGCGGCTACTGTCTCTTTACTATTGACTACAGGCGCTACGGCAGTATTAGTGAGCGTAGGCCACGCTATATCAGCAGCTGCATCCTCGCGAGCAATGACCTCTCCCACGAAATTGGTGTGGATATTGAGAGTGTTATTAACTCTCGCTACACCAGAGAATGTGAGGGATGCAGAAGCAGGGCGGCCCCGACCAGTAACTCGTACTAGGGCAATGTTAGCATCCTCTGGATTAGTGAATTGATCATATACAGCCTGGTACTGTAATGAACCTGGACTAGTGTCGGAGCCATAGCGATACGCAAAGTCCGAGAAGTTACCAATGTAGGTCAGGAGGTTAGCCGGCCCCCGATTAAATCGGTCTATGATGGCGATCCGATTCAATACGTTCGGCCGCGGCAAGGCTAAACCTACATTAGTATCTTGAAATTCTATAAAGGGGGCGCGAGCCATTTATCTATATATCCGTAGGGACTTAGTAGTCTTATCAGTTATTAGATAGACTCAAGTAGGATCTAGTATGGTAAATCTCTCTAAGGGTTGTCTTAATCTATCCCGCCAGCCCTTGCTGACGTAGCTATCTAGAGCTATTAATAGACTACCCTGATGAAAGTAAACGTTACCATTGTCCTCCCACTTACTAGTTGAGTAATTACTACTCAGTACCTGTATATTATCGCCTGGTAGCGCTATGCTGTGTTCATTATCGTATAATGCAAGGCGCGTTAGCTCCATGTAATTACTGATAATAGCTAGTGGAGGACTAATAGCCAGCCTAGCAGTAGATACTATGGGTTCTTGCAAGCGTGGTTCTAAATTATCAGTTATAAGTATAGGGCACTCTTCTATATCGAGATCATCGAAGCTAACCTCTTGCATAGAGAACCGTATTATGAAGTTAAAGCAGGCCTGTTCGTAGCCCCCCATTCCTCCCATAGTATGGGGCTTATATACACTACTAACCTCATAACCCATAGAGCTATGAGGTGTGCTAGTTTCCGCTTCGTTATTAGGGAATATAGAACAAACGAGGCCCGGTTGTGTGGCTAGTCCCGCTGCCTGTCTCCAGTACTCTATATTCACTACGTCTCCAGTGACAGGGTGCTTTACTAGTGGGTAGTAGAGTAGGGGGTGATTAGATAAATATGCGAATAGACGGCGGCTGATGTCGTATAGTGAGTTCTCTATCCT